ATGGCTTGATTTTGTAAATTCTCGCTGTCAGTTAATGCGTTAAATTCTGCTGTTGCAATATTAAAAGCTTGAATATTTTTATTTTCTAAAGCAACTAAGTATGGACTTTCGCCACCTCTTAGTTCTGCTCCTGATTTATTTACATTAACTAAAAATTGAGAAAACTCTCTCTCTTGTTGTCTTGCAATTTGCGGTCTTTGAATAACATTAAAAACTTGCTGACGTTGTTGACGTTGTTTTTCTGTTAACGCTGCTTGCTGTTGATAAACTTTATTATTATAATTACCAATTGCTTTAGCTTGTTCTGCTGCTGCGATATTTCCTAAAAAACTCATATTTTATATATTTTAGCCATGCGGTAGTAGTTAGTTTTATCTGGACCGTATTTTACCATTAGTCCTTCTTCTTGAAGTCCAAGCCATTTTGCAAAACGAAGTCCAAGCTTAAAATTTTCTTTTACTGCTGTCTGTAATCTCCAGATTTTGTTGTTAATACAAAGCATATCCATTCTGTGTTTTATAAGAATGGCGGCTCTGATTTTGTGTTTAAATATTTCTTTGCTTGATAATGCCCAGCCTTCAGCACATCCTTGCCACAGAGGATAAATTCCACCTGAAACAATAGGCTGTTCATTTGCTAATAAAGTAAATGAAAGACTTGGCGCAGCAATATCAATTCTGTTTTCGTAGTTTTCGGCATCTTGATCCATTAGTGGATCATTCATTCCATATTTTATAATTTGCGTTCCATGCTCAGAACGATAAGGAATAACTTTATAATTAACCATCAGATGTCACAACGGTTGGATATATTGCAAGAACCGAACAAGGTAAGGCTTGTTCTTGTTTTACAAAAATAAATCCATCTGTATTGTAATCATCTCTAAACTCTATTTCTTTATCACCTGCTAAAAAAGTTGAAACAGGAGTGTCCATTGGATCTGATGAACTTCTAAAAGGTATGGTTTCCAGATTATCTAAATTTGGTCCAACCTTAACTCCAACAGTTTCAAATAATCTAAGAACAACTTTTGAAATTCTTTTAGTTTTTCCTTGTGAAGTTCCTTCTTCAGCTCCGCCTTCAATTCTCATCGTTTGAAGTACACTTGAATAATTTAAACCAACAACAGCTTTATTAACATATCGATCTAAAGTTATTGCGCCTGATGAAACAGTTTTGTTGGCGTGAGTTGATCCATCCGCCAGGATGCCAACTGATTGCGCTTCAAGATGTGATAATCCTGAAAGTGAATTTACAACTTGTTTTACAGTTGCTCCTGTTGTGTGTGTTGCTGCAGCTGTACTATTAAATCCTCTTGTACAACCTGTTAAAGTATTTGTTGATTTTCCTGTGTAAGAAATACGTTCATTATCAATCAATATTGTTCCAGTTGAAGTAAATGAGCTAGCATCTGTTAATACAATAGAAGTTGCTGAATTTGTAATTGTACCATTTAAAGTTGTTGTTGATCCTGAATAAGTTAAAAAACTATCAACAAATTTAAAATCAGTTGAGTTTGTTTCATCAAAATCAAAATCAGAAAAACATTCTATATATCTTTTTGTTGTTCCGTTAATTGTACGTTTAACAATAATCCATAATTCATCTTCATCTAAAGTTCCTGAAATAGATGCAACGCTTTCAACAAGACCGTAAGCTTCAGTTCCAAAAGAACCACCTAATTTATGTTTATGCCAAGCAACTACGTTTTCAGATCTTTGATAAGTAAGACCAACTAAAATTCCATCATCTCTTACAGCCCACAAAATGCTTGAAGGTTCTTGCTGGTAAGTAAATTCATTAATACCGCTGTCTGTAATCGCATCATTTAAAATACAAAGATCAGGTGCGACATAGCCATCAGAATCGAAATTGTACGCTAACTCTCTAAATTTTCTTTTTGCTTTTTGTAAAAAGATAACTGCATTACCAACAGGTAAAGCATCTACATCAGCAGTTCCAAATGAGCTTTGTTTTTTAATTGTTAAATTTGTAGGTGTAACGGCAGCGTCTGTTCCATCTGCTGTTACTGTAAATTCTCCACCTGTGGTTCCAATAATTAATGTTCGTTGTGCTTTTAAATATCTAACTCTATTTACCTGATTAGAAGCGATTGTATAAATCATCGCATCATCAGCTAAAGTACCTGTTGAAAAGTTTTCGTAATCTCCAGACTTTGAAAAATAAATTGTTTGTGGTTCTGTATTTGTGCCAGCAAAAACTAATCGTTGTTCAAAAAATGATACACAAGCTGGATGACCTGAAAAATCAGAGAATGCTCCAAGTTTCCATTTAGTTGTTGCAATATTTTCTGAACTATAGACGTAAGCTAAAGTTCTGTGTGTTACAGCTGTTGTTGAACTGGCTCCTCTTGTACATCCTGTAAAACTTCTAGTGGCTGTATCTTTTCCTGTATAAGTAATAATTTCATCATCAATAAAAATAGTTCCTGTAGCTGCATAGTCATCTATTTTATCAACTTGAATAGTTGTATCTGAACTAGAAATTTCTTTTGAAAGTTTTGATGGATTAACTTTCGGTGCTAATGTTTCAAGTATATCTGCTGTGACAACAGTTGTGGAAGTTCTTGCAGTTATTTCTGCATATCCTAATCCATAACCAATACTAATTAATCTACCAACATCTGTGGTTTGAAATCCTGTATTATTATTAATACCTGTTACAGCGGATGCAGTAATTGTAACTGAATTGCCTGTAATGGCACTTGAGCTTAATGTTGTTGTTTCAGAATTCTCATCTAAAAATGGACCATAGGTAAAAAGTAATTCTTCTAAAGTCCAATTAGTATGACCTGTTCTTGATAATTTTCGAACAGCATGATTTGGATGACAAATATATAAAACGTCTGCTGACTGAGCAAATTTAATTTCAAATAACTCAGCCGTTAAATAAGGTGAAGCAATTTCATAAGCAGAACCGCCTGATAAAATTTGACCTTTATCTTTATAAAAGCGAATGTATTGATTACCAAATTCTAAAATATAAGTTTGTGTTGTTGAAAATTCAAACGGTATTAATCTTGTTTTATTTGCAGAAGTTTTAACTTCACTAATAAATTGAGTACCTACTCTTCTAGTTGCTGCTCCTTGTGGATGAACTAAAAAATTTTCTAAAGTTTTACAGCCTGTTCTGTATTTATCAAAATCAGTTCTGCCGTCTAGTTTAGAGCCAAGCTCACCAGATACAAAAGAAGTAAGCGCTAATGTAGTACGAGGCATTTATAACCTCGCATCTGTGAATTCATTACTTTCAAGTGAACCAACGCTATTTTCTGTTGCATCAATAAATCTTGCTTCTCTTAATCTTTCATCTGCTTGTTCTTGATAATATTTTGCAAGTGTCGCATTGTTTGTAATACCGTAAGCAATATCAGCTGCGAGCTGTGCAGAAATAGCTTCTCTTAAATAAGTGTCATATTCATTTGGATCAGTAATTAAAGCAACATAAAGAATATAAACGTTTGCTTCATCTGTTACTAATTTACGACCTTCAATATTATATTTAATATCAGCCTCAATGCTGTCGAGTGCGCCTGTATGTAATTTTAAAACTCTTAAACAATCTGCAGGTAAAGTATAAGCATAAGCATATTCAACTACAGGAGCTGTTGCATCTTGTGCAAGTTGAACTCTTTTTAATAAACAGTTCCAAGGATGTGATCTAAATATTCTATTTCTTATTGGCTCATATCTTTGATTGCAAATTCTTGCATTTTTACTGTCATCAGTAAGAGCTGTTATTGTGGATGCTCCAAGTAAATTTAATGCTGAATTAACTATTTCAACTACGCTTGCCATATTTTTTTTTCCTTACAGTAATTTTTAATTTTTGTTCCAGGTTTAATAATTCTTAATTTAATATTTTGTGCTGCTTTTGTGCAGTCTTGTAAATTTCTAAAAGTTTGTTTGTGATCTATATCAACACATTCGGTTAACAATGGTGAACAAACTACGCTCACCAGCGTATAAGTTTTAAACATAATTTTGAGATTGTCGGAGGAGGCAATTTACGCCTCCCCCATTTTGACTATGAATTAGTCAACAACGTATCTAATCGCTAGATAGATTGTTCCAGAAGCCGCTCCGCCAGCAAGTGTTGCTGTGATAGGCATTCCGTCTTTGTTTGCATCTACGAGTGAACCAGAACCTTTTGCAATTGTTGCTGCTATGTCTGTTCTTGCTGCAGATACTGTTGAAGTTGCTGCTAAAAAAGCCGCTGCTGATGCAGATACTGTAGTACCAGCTGCGTTAGTGTGAGCCGCATATCCAACGGATAATGTAGTCGAAGATCCTAAATCATCATTTGCTAAGTAACCGTCAAGAATTCTTGCACCGTTTGGTAGGTTAAAGAACTGAATAACGTCAGCGATTTGAAGTGAGCTTGCTTCGTATTCTGCAAAAGCAATTCTTACTTTTCCACCTTGTTCATTAGTTTTGATGTTTTCTGAAGGAACATTCTGACTCCATTTAGTTTTTTGAACTGAATATACTGTTGCCATATTTTATTCCTCCTATGCTTCGTAACATTCGATTGATACAACTTTAGCTTCTTCCATTCTAGTTGCGCCGATGGATTGAGATACATAAACTTGTGTTGAGTAACCACGATCTGATCTCTCATCAATTCTAGTTGTTATATCTTGTCCAACTGCCATAAGAATTGCGTCTTGTGTGTACACAAGTGCTTTTCTTAAATTGCCAGATTTAGAAAGTCTGTTCGACATAATAAAGTTGAAACCCATGAATGTATTTAATTCACCATTCACAAGTGACTTAACTGTATTGTAGTCAGAACTTGTAACGTTTGTATCTCCAAGTAAATCGATAACACCTTGTGGTGCTACTACGATGTATCTTGGAATTGAAGGATCTACATCACCGCTATCAAGAATTTTTTTCGCATTTCTTAATTTTGTTAATGTTAATCCGCCTGTTGATGCTTCAGTAATTGCATTACCAGAAGCAAAAGAAGTAGATGTGCTACCTGTTTCGCCTGTGAATGCTGTTCCTGTTGCAGCGCTTATGATTACATCGTCTTGCGCTCTGCCTAAAGCATAAGCTGCAGCTAAAGCATAAGATGATGTTGGATCGATTAGAGTTCTTAACTTATCTTGATTGTCGATAAGATCAGCGTACTCATAATCAGCTAGTGATACTCTTCTGCGTGAGTGAGGAGTTTCCAGCTGAGGCGTTTCTGCGTGACGTGTTGTTCTTAACACGGCAGCTACGCTACCAACTTGGTCAAAGAAAGCATTTTTTCCTACAACGCTTTCAATTCTCACACTACCTCTAAGAAGAGAACCTTTTTGTTGCGACAACATTTGTACATTGTTTGAATACTGTTGTACAAAAGCTGTAGTTATTTGGTTTGACATATTGTCAATCTCCTTGTTGTTAGTTTAAGTTTTGATTAGTCGGTTTGATTTTCCAGATTTCTGGATCTCGCCTGTGTATTTAACGATTACACTTCATCGTTTATCTTTGAGTTCCTTGCGGATTTTCTCAAAAGAATTTTTTTTCATTACCCAATCGAAATATGTTTGTGCTACAGGAATAGGATCTAGCTTCACATTTTCAGATGCGAATTCAACAGCTAGACGCAAACACTCCAGGCGTATTTCGTGTTCGGTTAGAATTTCTTTATCAACCATTTAATAACTGTCTAAGTTTATAAACTTCATCAACAGCTCTTTTGTGGTTAGGATGACCGCTTGTCCAATATGGAGAGCCTTCTTCCATAAGAGTATCAATTTCTCTTTGGATGTCGGCAGCAGTCTGATAGCCAGAACCTTCACCTTGAACAATCTCATCTTCAGATAATTTGTCGGCAAGTTGTGAAAATGCTTTTACTAATAAAACATTATCACCAAGTCTGGAGCCATCTTGTAAAATAGTATTATTTAAAAAATCTATACCTAAAGTTGAACTTGCAAGTCTTTTAGCTTGGTCAAGTCTTTTATTAAACTCTGGTCCAAATTCTTTTTTTAAAGTTAATTCTGCTTCTTGTCTGATTGAGGCAGCTTGTGCTTCTTGTTGCTGCGCAGAATTTACAGTTAACTCATTATAAAATTTTATTAATCCTTCTGCTTGTTTAGGAAGTAATCCTAATTTATGAGCAGCTTGATTAAATTCTTTTAATTGATTTGTATCTATTTCATCATCTTTAAAAGAATATTTATATTGATCTGGAGTTTCAGGCGCACCTAATTTTTTAAATACGGCTTGCCAATCTTCATCTGTTGCATATTTATTAGGTACAGGAATTTTATCCATGCCTACTAATTTTTGTGCGTGCAGATAACTTTTTACAAAACTTTCCATATCGTTAAAATTTTGTAATGATTTTTCTTCTTTATAACTTTCAGGAATTAAAGATTTGAAATCTATTTTATTTTCCTGTTTAGCCTGTGTAGATACTGGCTGCGCTAAAGTTGTTGGCGCTTGGACTGATGAAGCAACATTTTGTTGAACATCAGATTGTCCTGTTACTACAGGAGCAGTTGTCTGATTTTCCATTTTTATTATGTGTTAGTTTGTTTTAAAGCGTTTTTTATAAAGATAAGTACAGAACGCTGACCTTCTAAGAAGGAGCTTTCATGACTGTCACCTTTTTGATGTGTAGTCACAAACTCATGACATCTTTTTTCGAGATCGCTAAGAACTCGTTTTCCTTCATCGCTACCGAATACAATTTTGTAATCAGCAACAAGTTCGAAAAATTTTTTATTGTGGTTGTTGTTGTTGTTGTGGTCCATTGAGAGCCTTTACCATTGGTGCAGAGTTACGTGCAATTTCACTACCAGTAAGCTCTTGTTGCATTTGCATCTGCATTTGTTGTTGTTGTGCTTGTTGCTCTCTTTTTTGTCTTACTTGCGCATCTGATCTAATCATCTTCGCAGGTAATCCTAAAACATTGATAATGGTTTTAACTAAACCGTTTTCATCAATATAATCTGTAACAGGAGATACTTGGCTAATTGAACCAAATACTTCTAATCCTCTCATAATAGATTGTAATTCTTGGGATCTTTGTGCAACTGCCATTGGCGATACATATTCAATATCCACTTCTTGACCTGCAAGCATTTGTGGAGCTTGTGGAAATAAATTATTTCTTAACATAATATTAAAAACACGAATAATCATTGGCTGCAATAATTCGTTTTGCAATCTTGATAATGCTGGTCCTAAAATTCTCATGCGTTCTTCATTACGAGCTGTAACTTCTGTCGCAGTCATAGAACGATCTGAGGATGACATCATTAATTGATCGACATAAAATGTCTTTGCAATTGCATCTCGTCTTTGGTTTTCTAAATTAATTCCAAGTGGAGAGTTTGCACCAATTTGTAATGGTTCAATTTTATCACGTGAACCTGATCGATAATAATTTAATGAGCCTGGAGCAGTACGAACAGGCAAAATCATACTGTCATCAGGAACTAATAATGGTGGATCAACCATCTTAGCTGCAGCCTTTAATGATACCTCAACCATTTTGTTTAAAACTTTAACATCAGGTAAAGCATTCATTCCAGGAGATCTTCCGTATATCTCTGATGAACCTTTTAAATATCTTGGTACAACGTAAGGAAGTTCTTTAAATCCTCCTTGTGAAATAATATGTCCGCTTTCGTATTCAAAATAAATACTTTCAAACGGCATATTCTTTTTATCTTTTTTCTTATCATCAAACATTAATCTTGGTTTAACAACATGAACTAAAGATATTTCATCAAATGGATTTTTTTTAAATGCGTTTTGAATAGCAGAGCTAACATTTTCTCCACCAAATTTTGAAACAATTGCCTGAGCTGGCATTTTAAATTTACGATAAATGGTATCAACAAATCCTTTGTCATTTTCCATTATGTATAATTCTTTTATGTGTCTTGATGAAAAACGAACGATGTCCTCTCGATCTTCTTCAATCATTAGACAGGCAGTACCGAATGCAATTAAATCATGGTAACACTCAAATACTTCTTGCTGAAAATTAGAACGGTTGAAAGCTACATACATTTTATTTGTTGCATCATCCAACCACTCTTTCGCTTCATCCTCATCATTTAGATTTGGTTCTTTAAATCTTAAAGAAAACCATCTATTTGCAGATGAGGTTAACATTCCATGTAGTGAAGCTGCCAAAAGTTCGAGCGAATGTATGGCTGTTCCATCAAATATTTCAATGTTTCGCTTGTCGCCTTTTGCTCGTTCTTTTGTAATATCAGCACGTCTAGGAAGTAATACATCGGCTATTTCTTGCCAATGACTTTCAAAGTTACTTCTCTGCTCCATGAGCCTAGACAAATTTCTTTTTAGATCTCGTGAAAGATCTCTTAAATTTTGTTCTTGCATTTTTTATCCAAGTAAAGATCTGTAGCCTAAAGACAATGTGTCTGCTGGTCCTGAAACGCCTGTCAAAACATTTGCACGTCTGCCTCTACGTCTAGCATCGACTAATCTTTGATCTGTCATTTCTGCAGCCGTTGGTCCTGCAGGAACAGATGCTGGTTTTGGTGCATCCATTTGTGCTGGCACTTGTGGTTGTTCTTGTGCTTTTGGTTTTGATTTAAACGGATTTGGAACTGGTCCACCCATGTTAACCTCCTAATAAAGTTGTTTGATTGTTTAACTGACTTTGTTTTTGCAAAGTTCTTGAACGTCTTTTTGACATTGGTAATTTAGTATCTGCAGCGGCTTTACCAGCTGGTGTAGATTTTGCTACTTCTTCGACTTTTTTAATTGCTTTAGCTTGTTGTAATACATCAACAATCTTTTTGCCTAAACCCACAACTAAGCTCCTAATAAAGTTTTGTTGTCTATTTCAGGTGAGCTTGTAAGTCCTGTTCCTGTCAATATTGTAGAACGTCTGCCTCTACGTTTTGCCATGCTTTCACGTAAAGCAAGTGCTTCTGCCTCTTTTCTTTTTTCATCCTCATAACTTGGAACCGCCTCTACTTTTGGTTCAATAAATTTTGGAGGTTCTGGCATTTTTGGTTTTCCAAAAATAAAACTCATAATATATTAAATTGGTTGTCAGCCACTTGTTGTCGGCTGTTGTTGTTAAAAATTTTAACTTCTTGCAAACCAACGGCTAAGGTTCTCAACGCATCCGCTGCGTGAGATGACCAATCGTGATTTACTGAAAGTTTATATACTCTGTCTTTATCATTATATTTACGGTGATAATGACGAAGCGCATTTATTAATTTAGAGCAGTTATCAATATTGATAAAACATCTCTCTAAAATCATTTTTACACTATGTATTCCATCTTCTAGTGGAATTTTTGGTGCTACTCTAAATCTAATCCCCATTTGATAAGCAACTTCTCTTCTGGTCTTGCCAGAGGCAAAATCAGTAACTTCTATATCGTGCGGTGCATAATGATTTTCATATACATAATCTTTTTGTTTTAAGACTTGTGCATAGTGTGGAAACGCCTGATTATTATTTTCATAGTAATCAACAATATGAATAGCGTGTCCAATCTGCTGAAAAAATATTATGGCTGTGCTATCACTAAATCCAATATCCCAGGCTGTATTGATAGGATAAGCAGGATCATAAGGAATAGAGGCAATCTGTTTTTTATCTTCTAGCTTGCCAATTAACTCTCCATAAATAGAGCCTTTAATATTACCAATAAAAGAACATTCAAATTCTTGGTTATATTTTGCAACCCCCATAACTCCGAGAGCGGCTTGCAATTCCTCTTTATCAACTATCTTTGTTTCAGAGGCTTTTGCTTTATATAAAAACCAATTTTTATTAGACTGAGCTTTTTGGTAATAATCGTAAAATAGATTATTCATACCTGCTGGCGTTCCAACTAGGATCATAAATCCTTTTCGGTCTGACAAAGCAGGAGTAATAACTTCATCAATTAAAGCCGCC